GATGCGGGCACGCGCGAACGCGGGAACGGCGACGATGGTGGCCGACCGGATGCGTGCGCTGGTGGTCAGCATGATTTCGTCGTCGCTATGGATGGTGACGACGGTGATGGTCCCGTCCTCATTCGGGGCCGGGACCTCGATGTCCCCGTCGCCCTCCATGAGCGCGTTCATGTCCTCCACGAGTTCGGCGGCGACACGAATCTCGAACGACACGTCGTCCAGGTCCATGCTCACGCCGTTCTGGCGCGCGTCGTTCACCTGCCGGTACGCCTCGCGTCCGGCATCGCTGGCCATGTCGAAGTCGCCCTCGGCCCAGATCACACCGCCGTCACGGCGCTCGATGGACAGGATGCGCCCGGCTGTCTCAGCGCCGTCATGCGCCCCCACGTCGCGTCCCACGTACCGGATCAGGGGGTTCTCGTTCTCGATGTCCCAGGCCAGCGCACCGGAGGCGATGCCCCGACCGTCACCGGTCAGTTCGTTCTCCATGCCGATAGGACCAGCCCACCGTGCGGCTGTCGGGTACTCCGTCGCGGAGGCGATTGGCTCGGCGACGGCGAGCGCGTACGTCGTGATGTCGCGGCGGGGACGAGTGCTCATGCGCTCAGCGTAGCGCGTGCCCCCCACGAGGACTATGATCCCGTGGCCGTACCGCAGAAAGCCCCGCTTTCACGGGGCCGTCTGTGTCAGTCCGCCAGCACCTCGGCAGGCGGGATTTCGAGGAGCCGCACTGCCTGCTGGACGTGGCGGACATCCACCTCGGTCAGCGGGTTGTACGGGTAGCCCTCCTCGGCCCAGCACTTGTGGCAGAGGCCGACCTGCACCAGCAGGCGCGACCACTCCATCAGGTCGAGGGGATTCTTGATGCTGTCGTGCCCGGCCTGCACGTCGTGGCCGATCCCGAACAGAGCCACATTGAGTCCGGTCGGGTGGTACTCGCGGCACTTGTCGCAGGTGTAGTCCTCCTCGGGCGCGTTCGACCGCGAGAACGAGTAGGACACGGACAGGTTCTCCTGCCCGTCGTGGTACGAGCGGAGGGCCATCAGCCCCAGGTCACTCGCCATCGCGTGCGCGAGTTTGTCGGTCATCCAAGCGGACGGCTTGGGCAGGCCGTAGCCATCGCGGTATTCGGTCATGCTGTACTGCCTTTCGGTTGGGGGTTCAGTAGCCGACGCACTCGGACTCGGTGGTGCCGTGTGTGACGGAGCACCCTTCGGTGCCCGCGTCGCACGGCTCGCTCTCGTCACGGTCAGCGACCGGGCGGGCGACGACCAGGCTGAGCCGCTGAGCGGATGAGCCGTAGACCCAGCGACCCTGGAACCGGTAGGCGTCCCAGTTGTACGGGGTGCCCTCGTCGGCGGCGTGCGTGGTGAAGGTGGCGCGCTCGCCACCATCGGTCAGGCCGACGAAGCGGTTGTCCTCCGTGTAGAACCCGTTGCGGGTCGTGAACTTGAGCGTGACATCCTGTCCGGGGGTGAGCCGGGCGATCTGGCGTACAGCGGTCATGGTTGCCTTTCGGTCTGTTTGGGTTATACCTATAGCCTAACCCACCTGACTGAACGAAAGCCGAATGCTAGTTCGGGTTGAGCAGGTCGGCCAGGGTGAACAGCGACTCGATTGCGTCTGCGGCACAGACATTGCCCTCGGTGAGCGCGCCGACCAGCACGTCGAAGAACTGCGCGTCGGTGGCGTCGGGCTTCAACTCGTTCAACTGCTCGGCGAGCATCTTGGCGACGAGGTGGACGCACAGCGGGTGGTGGCCGGTGACATCAGCGATGAGGTCGAGTTTGTCGGCGAATGCGACGGACATAGGACTGCCTTTCGGTTGGGGTGGGCTGATCCGCCCGAACCGGGATCAGGGGTGAGACTGATCCCGGCACGCACTGTCAGCGCTTGGGTTCCTCGATGACTTCGAGCACGGCGGTGTTGTCGGCACCCTCGGCCCACGTCCAGCGGAACGCGCCCATGTCGTCCACCCAGACGTTCTGCGATCCGGGCGGCATCTTGACCACGAGCCGCTTGCCCTTGGCCACGGACTCGCGGCCCCCGCACGCCTTCCGCAACCGGGCGACGGCATCGGGGATCGTGGCGCCCCAACCCCAGTAGTGGTAGATCATGGCGACGTACCCCTCGACGTTGACGGGCGTGGTTTCTGTGTCGGTCACGGTGACCACCTCTCAGTTCGGGTACTGCGCGATGCGCTTTTCGAGGACGCGGATGTCGGCCAACTTCGCCGCCGCCGTCGTCAGGTTCCGAGTGGCGAAGTGCTCGTACTCGGCTCGCCGGTTCCGCAATGACTTCTCTAGCCACGCGAGGGTCGGGACGTGCGGGTTCGGGTCAACCTTGATGTTGTCGAACAGGTCCACAGTGGACTCCTATCGGTTTGGGTTATACCTATAGTCTAACGTACCAATCTGAGCCATTGCTGAATGCGGGTTAGGACTCCGCGACCACGAACTCGATGTGCGGGTGGTTCTCCTCGAACCAGCGCACGGTGGCGACGATCCCGAGCGGGTTGCCCCGCTGGTCGGTGCCCCGGTACAGCAACTCGCGCTCCTGGTCGGGGAACCGGATCGAGCCACCGGTCGGGTGGAGCGTGACCACGCTCACGCGGCCACCGCCTCCTCCTTGAGCAGGAGCGCGCGGATCGCGCGGTAGGGTCCGCCGATGGACTCGAACTTGATGCCACGGTTCGAGGCCACGTGGTACGCGGCCATCATGCCCTCGTGCGTGTCGAGCCACGTCAGCAGGTCGGCCCCCTGCGGCGCCTTCGCGTCGCGGAGCAAGCCCTGCACCATGTCGAGGATGCCGGGGTCCGCCATGAGGCGGGTCTGCTCCTCGCCGAAGTGTCCGGCGACGAGAATTACTGGTTCAGTCATGGGTTGCCTTTCCGGTTTGGGTTATACCTATAGTCTAACCTACCGTCAGGCCCCGTGTCTAATCGGAGTTAGGGTTCCCCATGCCGAACCGGGCGTCCACCTCATCGGCGAAGTCCTGCCGATCCTGCCGCGACCAATACTGGTCGTCGGGGTCCAGGTGGCGGGCCAGCGTGAACTCATCGAAGAACGCGGCGTACGGCGTCTTGCTCATAGTGCTTTCTCTCCATACCAGGTCGTTCCGCGAAGCAACTCGGACCCCAGGTTCGGGGCGCCGGGGAAGGTGACGTTGGCGATGCTGGCGGGGGAGGGCATCTTCGACAGCGCGACCACGGCCTCGTTGAACTTGTCCTCCTCCATGCTGGCCCGGTGCACCGCCAGAGCGAAGTCGTCGTACTGCGATTCCAGACGGTCCAGGTAGGCGATCACGTCGGGCTGGTCGGAGTAGTCGAAGCGCGCCCCGCCGATGTGCGACTTCAACTCCTGGATCGGCTCCTCGAAGCCCCACACCATTTCGTTGAGGTCCCAGTCGTAGCCCGCCTTGGCCCACACGTAGCCGCCGTCGTCCTCGCTCGCGGTCAACTTGATGTTCTTGATGCCGAGCGCGTCGTACATCTCCTCCATGCGGGCGTTCCACTCGGTCGCGAGGCCCTGCCTGCGCGCCTCCTCCTTCAACTTGAGCAGGTCGTGGTAGACCACGCCGTCGTTCACGTTGATGCGCCGGTTGAACTGGCCGAGCAGGTTGCCGTTCTCGTCCACGAAGTGACCGCTGACGAACGAGTCGCCGTGCTTGTCGGTGAGGATCGTGTCGAACACCGGGCGGGCGCCCTGCTTGCCGAACCCGCCGTTGGCCGTGAGCCACGCCTCCAACGCCGCCTCGTCGCCGGACTGGATGATCGCCGCGAAGTCGGGGTGCTGGCCGAACTGAGTCTCGCCGCCCGCGCCGACGACGATGCACCGGCAGTTGATCGTCAGGTGGACCGGAGCCGACCGGTCGCCGGGGTGCTTCATCGGGTAGCCGCCGACGTAGAACGGCTCGTCCACCGGCACCACCTGGCCGTCCGCCTCGGCGTGCTCCTCGCGGACCCGCTCGTCGTGGCGGGTGACCCACATCTTGTCGGGAATTGCAGCGAGGGCGATCCCCTCCACGGCCAGGTCGTTCCACAGTCCAGTGATCGCGGTACGAGCCTCCTGGAACAGTCGGGCCTTCCAGTTCACCCCGCCCACGTCGAGGCCCGCTGTGCGCCGGTACACCGGCCTGCCGTTCTCGTCCTTCTGCACCACCGGCGCGGCGGCTGTCAGAAACGTCTCTGCCGACTCCACGCTGAGCGCGGCCCGCAGTGCGGCCTCCATGTCGGTCTTGCTCCACGCCTGCTCCTCGGAGCGCGCCAGGACCGACATCGCCGAGGTGAACGCCTCGTCGGGGATCGGCGACAGCGCCAGCCCCGTCGCGATGTACTCGGCCACATTCTGCGGGAGCCGTTGCGCCAGGGCGCTCGCCGACATCCGCGCGGTCCATGCTTCTGCATAGAACGCGCCGGACACGTAGCGGCGGGAGGCCAGCGTCTCGGTCAGCACGTCATCGAGGAACGCCCGGAACTGGGACAGGAGCACCGACTGGACGCGCACCTCCATCCGAGCCTGCTCCGCGAATGCGGCACCGGGGGAGACCAGCGGGTCAGCCATGTCGCACAGCCTCGGTCACGGTCTCGAACGCGTCCGGCTGGTCCACGAACAGCGGAGGCCAGGGCTGGCTCGCACCGGGGCCGACCGGCAGACCGAGCCGGGAGGCGAACCGGTACTCAAGCCCGCCGTCGCCGTGCAGGTCGTGCGGGGTGCCGGTCACCACGAGGTCGTGCACGTAGTCGTCCAGCATCGACGTGATCTGGAACGCGCTGACATCACAGCAGGAGCCGTGCATGTCGAGGAGGGCGGGCACCACGTCCCACGCGCCACGGAGCGCACGGCTCGTCATGTCGTCGGTGGCCTGCCAGAGGCAGTGGATGGTGTGAAGCGGGCGACCCCTCGCCACGTGATACCGCTCGCGGGAGCCGCGCATCAGGAACCCGCCGACCCGTTCCAGCGCCTTGACGGTGAGCACGTCGCAGACGGCCACCAGAGTGACGGTCTGCACGTCGGGCAGGAGCGACATCGCTCCACAGCACGGGCAGGCGGACGGGATGTTCACGGCGTCGGCACCAGTACGCGCCGGGGCCGGGCACTGGCCGCGATGTCCTCCGGGGGGTTGATGCGTCGGGGCGGGCCTTGGGTGGGTGCATCCTCCACCGGCTCATCGGGAGCCTCAGAGGGAGCGTCAGGCTCTTGTACCGGCGTCGGTTCTGTCGCCGGGATCGCCTTCCCGCCGAGCAGGGCGGTCAACTGCTCCACGATCACGTCGAGACCGGGCGACTGCATCAGCGCCGGGTTCTGCCGCACCATGTCGAGGGCGATCTTCTGCGGCTCGGCCATCAGCGAGGACTCGGGGGCGTCAGCCTCGGTGAAGCCGAGCGCATCGCGGAGCGCTTCGTCGCTGATCGCTCCCGCCGTGTGCGCGGTGCGGGCGTCGTCGCCCTTGCTGGGACGGCTGATGAGGTGTTCGACCGAGAACCACACCACGGTGTTGTCGATCTGTTCGGGAGAGCGGCCCATCTGCTCCATCACCGGACGGAGGTACTGCGTCGTGATCGCGTCGGAGACCAGTGCCAGCGGAGGAGTGAGGTGGGTGTTCACCACGTCCTCCTGCACGATCCACGCGCCCCAGTGGTTCATGGACCCGACGCCGAGCAGGAGTTCCGGTGGCGCATCCGAGCCGAGCGCGAACCGGCGAATGCTCTCGTCGCGCATGTCCTTCGCCTGCGCATCGAGGAGCCGGTCGCCCTGGTCGAGGTAGCGGAACAGGTGCGCCGATTCGTCGGGCACGGTCCACACCAGCGGCACGTACGCGCTCGCATTGGCGCGGTCACTGATCGGCGTCATCATCGCCTTGATGAGCGCGTCGGTGAACGGGTCGTCCGGCCCCTCCTCGGGGAGGTTGAGCGCCCGCTTCGCCGCTCGGGCCGCGCTGTCGGGGGCGATGATGACCCCGGCGCCCGCCAGCCGGGAGTCGATCTGCGCGCTGATGTGCATGGTCAGCCCGACCAGTTCGCGGAGCACCGGCAGGGACGAGCGCACCGGGCTGTCGGCCTCCCAGAAGCGGCGCGGGTGCGGGTTCCACACTCGGATCGGGTACAGGTCGTCGGCGCTGGCCCGCACCTCATCAGCCTTGCCGTCCCCGCCGAGTTGCAGGATTATCTCGCTCGCCTCGAACTTGACTTCGGAGACCGACAGCATCCGCCACACCAGCGAGTCCAGGTTGCGGGTGCCGTCCGGGTTCTCCGACCCCTCATCCTCCTCGGCATTGGGGAGCATGTTCGCCGGGATGCCGACCAGCCAGCCGTCGCCGGGGATGTACAGGTTGATGAGCAGGCGCCGGACGAGTTGCGCCAGCCCGCTCGGGCCGTCACCTATGGCTTGCAGGACGGCGGTCAGTTGGTCGTCGTTCTCCACGGGGACCGGGGGGTCCATCGGGTCGTCGCTGATGGTGCCGACGTAGAACCGGGCTTTGGCACCCTGCCCGGCGATGACCGTGGCGAGGAACCGGAGTTCGCCCACCAGGTCGAACATCTCCCACGCATCCTCCTGCCAGGCCGACGCGCTCGATGAGCGGTAGGTGCGCTTGCTCAGCGTCGAGGAGGTCAGTCGGGTCGCCGCCGCGAGCAGGCTCATCATCGGCATCGCGCGGTCGGGACGGATCGGCGGATCGGGGACGCGCGGAGTGATCGCACCCGCGTCTGGCAGTTCGGAAGGTCCCGGCAGACCGGGCACGGGCACGTACAGACGGTCGCTCATGGAGCCATCATCCCACTAGGGTGCAAGTCACCACTGGATCGAACGCGGATCACCCTCGTACTCATCCATCGCGCCCTCCCTCCACCATCACGTAGGTCGCGTGGGCGGGCAGCGGTTCCGGCTCGGCGTCGAGTGTCGTGACCTTGAACGTCGGGTGGTCGAGGCGCGCATCGAGGAACACGGTCACGTCCACCACGCCCATCGGCTCGACGTAGCCCTGGCGCCGGTGAATCTCGGTGCGGTAGTGCGGGATGATCTTCGCCTCGACGGTGCCGCGTACCGGAGTGCCGTCAGTCTCGTGGCGAGTCACCACGCCGTCGTCGTCCTCCACCTCGACCACGACATGGATGCGACGGACCCGAGCCATCAGCCGTCGATCCTCGAACTGACGTTGCCGACGATGTAGTTGAGGGTGAACGTTCCCGCGACGAACCGCCAGAGGGGGAGG